TGATGACCAGCTATCAAAACTAAAAGTTACTGTGGTTCTCGCGACACCACTTGTTCCTTGAGACATTGGCATTACCGCGATTGTACGTGGTATGACTCTGTGAAGGCAATAGCCAGTGTTGGCATCTACTGCGCTTCTCTTTACTGGAATGACTTTTATTTCACCAACGATATCATTCTTGTATGCCAACTCTCTTGTTTGTGGATCTACAACCGCATTGATCCACATCTCAATCATATTTCTTTGCAACCAATCTGACTGTAAATAAAATACAAACGTTGCTTCTTGCCCCAAATAATCAATACCAGTTGGTTGATATTGAATTCTATTGTTATATTTCACTGGTCTGTTTTGAACAATTACACCTGGAATATTACACTCTTCGACCATCAAAGCCAAATCTTTAGTCTGGTTTGGATCGATACCAGAAATGAGAGGTGGTGTTATAACAACACGAAACCTTTCTGTTCTTTGAAAGTCTTTTTTTCGTGCCGCCGTAATAAATTGTGATAACGCGCTTTCTTCTGGCATTACAGCATATCCCTTGATTCTCTCCACACCATTTGGTCAGAAGCTTTCTCAAAATTCGCCAATGGTAAAAATATAGATGCCTTCCAGTGTTGTGGGTTTATTTTTAAAAACCGTGATTTTACATTGTTGTACAAATATCTTTTAACTGTTGGAACTGTCTCTGGAAACTTGGAATAATTTTCCAACAGTTGCCATCTTGCCATAATCTTTGTATCTTCCATGAGTGTTGGTGTGTCCGTGTATTCTAACAGCTTACCAAATAACTGCGCCCTCAACATAGGTGGAAGATAGTGTAAATTCAAACCAGTGAACCCACCCTTCTCTTCTTTAAAGGGTAGACACAGAGGAAACGTATCATAATATGGAAGCTTCTTTTTATACTTGGGATCATACATATACATGTAGAGATTCCCAGGTTCTAGAACGCCTGTTAGCTCACCTAGATCTGTTCTGTATGCGGCAGAAGGACTGCGAATATTTCCAGCAAGCTTTTTAATGTTTGCTATGTACCACTGATATGATCGATCAGTGTCACCAGCCGCATCTCTAATTGATTCGAATATTTTTTCCATCCTGTATTTATAAGCCAAGTTCCTTTTCGGTTACAATTATAAACTTCCAGCCACGATCTGCACAAAATTCTTTTGCGCTTTTCCACTTAGACTGATTGACTCCCCACTGCTTGACTTCTTCAATAAAGCGTTTGGTTTTTCTTTTGGGTATTTTGGGTTCTTGTGCAAAACGAGATGGTTTTACTTCAACGAGATATTTGGACACTACACCATTCTTTTCTTGTATTTTTATATAAAAATCTACAAAATATCGATGAACTCTGTTGTCAAGTGGGGACCGATATGGGATAACTATTTCTTCTGACCCCCACTCTAGGACTGCTGGATTTTTGTCACACCACTTCATAAATTTAAGTTCATATCCAGAACGATAGAAAATATTCTGAGAATCGCCAATATATTTGGAAATATTTTGTGGTATAAACCGTCCTTGGTGTAAATCTTTGCGATAAACCATATAAATAGATATAAAAATAAATTACTTAAGGTAACTTATATATGGCAACCCCACAAGATGTTTTAGATGTTCGCCAAGGCGTCACGATTGGTGGTGGAGATTACCCTAGCTTGCACAGATACCCGTTAGATCCAACAGACAAATCACCACATTCTGTTGTGTTCTTTGTGAATCGTCGCGTACAGTCTGCGGTGACTAGAAGCCCACAAAACGGCAATCCCAATTTTTCTCGTTCAGTTGCGGCAAGCCAAACCGATCTAGAGGCACAGTATGCACAAGAAGCCAGACTAACCACAGATAACGCTGGTGCAGTTTTGGGTGCTGGTGGTGCTGTTGGTGGTGCGGCACTTGGAACATATGCCGCTGGAACATTTGCGGGTGCCTCTCTTGTCGGGAAAATTGCTGGATTGTCGGGTGGCCTTGCTGGTGGATATGCCGCTGGAGAACTTGTTTCTGATTCTTATGCAACAGAAAGACTTCAAAACGTGATTCAATTACACATTCCTCAACCAATCGTTGCACAATATGTTGCTAATTATAATGAAGAGGATATTGGTGCAATCATGGGCAAGATCGGAGAGTCTGGATTGAGTATGGATTCTCTTCTTGACAACGCTGGAAGTGCTGGTGAATTCGTAGCCAGAAGTGCCATGATCGCCGCCGCATCAGTGCCGAAAGCACTTGGTTTTGATGTCAATGCTGGTGGCGCAGTCGCCGCAACATCAAAAAAGGTTGCCAATCCGTATAAAGAGCAGTTGTTTACTAGCATGGCTTTCAGAAAGTTTGGATTCAATTTTGAGTTTGTTCCTAGAAGCCTAGCCGAATATCAACAGGTCAGACAAATTGTGGATTTGTTTAAGGTAAACATGCATCCTACCAGAGTCAGCGATGGTTTCTTTCTAGCATACCCTGGAGAATTTAATATCGAATATCGCTACAACGATAAAGTCAATGAACATGTAAATAGAATTTCTTCTTGTGCGCTGACAGACATGAAAGTAACTTATGGTGGAGCAGAATCTTTCACAAGCATAAAGGGTACGCAAGGCATTCCTTCTGAGATCACAATTAACTTATCGTTCACTGAACTTGAAACTCTTACCGCGAACAGAGTGGCACTTGACGGTACTAGCACAAGACCAGATGGTAGTGGTGGCACAGAAACTCTTGTGGTTGGAGGTCTCTAATGCCAAACTTTTTTAGTCCCTTTCCAAAAGATTTGATTTATCCTCTCGGCGGCGATAGGAGAGCAATTCTTACTGATATCTTCAGACGGTCTCATCCCAGAGATACTATTATAAACTCAAATATATTAGAATCATATCGTGTTCAAGATGGCGAGTCACCAGATGAAGTTTCATATAGATTGTATGGCACTGTTGATTTTTATTGGATTCTATTGCTGGTCAATAATATTACAAATACGTACACACAATGGCCCATGTCAAGTGACGTTCTCTATAAGTATGCAGTCGAGAAATATGGAGCGACTAATCTAAACGATGTTCACCATTACATAAATGAAGACAGTTTTATTGTTGATTATGACTATGCCAATGTTGGTGAGAATCAAATTGCTATTACAAATTGGGATTATGAATCAGAAGTCAATTCAGATAAATCACAAATTCTTGTGTTAAAAACTGAAGCAATTCCAGAATTCGTTAGTTCATTTCAATCGAGTCTTTCACGATAATGCCTGCTACTATTTCAGAAAGCCGTGGTATTGCTGGTGAAACAGTCATAGAAGAAGTTTTACTTTTTCAACCACTGAATACATCTGAGTCCACAAGCAATGGTGAAGGTGCTATTTTTGATCTTAAGGCGATGGTAACTGAAATAAATCTTTATGAGGATGTCTATACGCCAACCATGTACGGCAACCTTGTTATAACAGATGCAATCAACGCTCTTGAAAAATTTCCAATATATGGAACAGAAGTTATAACAATCAAATTGAGAACAAATCAATTAGACATGGCTTCACCAGAGAACATGATATACAAATCTTTTCAGTTGTATAAAATTAGTGACGTTGTTCTCAACACAGACCGTGAAGCTTTTTATAAACTACATTTTACTTCACTGGAAACTTTCAGGGACAAAACTACAAATATTACAAAAAGGTTCTCTGATGACACCGCAAAGCTTGCAAAACAAATATATGATCAACACATACAAAAAGAAAATAATTCTGGTTCCAGATTAGAAAGAGTGGTGATTCCAGCCGCATCTGGATCTGGCAGTGGTGACAATGTAACTTCACTTGTTATTACTGACACGGATACTAACGGCAAGCACAATCGCAATATTACATATGTGTCTAACTTTTGGTCACCATTTCAAAACATGGCATACCTTGCCAGAAAAACTAAAGGTAATACACAGAAAAGCCCTTCATATCTTTTTTATGAATCGAACAAGGCATTCTATTTTTCGTCGCTTGAAACCATGGCAGGGACACGATCACCTTTTGACATGTACGCTTATGTACCAGAGTCAATTAGAGATTTTCCAACACGTGCGCTAAACACGGATGGGTCTAGCGCTTATTATGGCAATGCTCTGCCGAAAAACTATATGCGTATTACAGAAATGAAAGTTCCCTCAAGGATAGACGTGTTGAGATCGTACAATTCTGGCGCACTTGCAAACTCTGCAAGCATGTATGATTTTACTTTGAAGAAAGTAAGAGAGTCTACTTACGACTTGCGGAAAAATTTTCAAGATTACTTACGCACTGGTGTTGGTTCACCCGTACCATACAACGTTGCCCCAAATCCACTTGCCAGAAGAAAGTGGTGCACTACTGATTTAAATCTGTTTGGCGACAAAGCAATGACATATAACGCAACAGATTCTAGCGCGTTTGAAACTACCCCCGCAAACGACACATATGTACAGGGTACTAATCTGGATGGCATGGTCCAACCAAATTTAAGATCTGCTTATCTGGCGGGATTCGAACAGTTTACTTTTGAAATAACAATCCCAGGTCGGACTGATATAGAAGTTGGTGTTGCTATTGATATTCTGTATCCATCCGTTGGAGAAAAACTCACTAACGATGCCACGGATATATATGATGAGATTTTAACGGGAAGATATTTGGTGACTTCTATTCACCATCGTATTAATTATGATGACCATATTATGTATTGTGAAGTTGTTAAAAATGGCTTACAGAAAAACTTGGGTAAAAATACTGGAGAATAGTGAATGGCACTTGTAAAAAATAATTTTGAAGTTCCAGATTTTTACTGGTTCATCGGTGTTGTAGAAGCTAGATCAGATCCGTCACAAATGGGTCGCGTTAAGGTGCGCGTGATGGGTTATCACACACCCAGAAAGGATATATTACCCACAGAGCATTTACCGTGGGCAGTTCCCGTTCAACCCACAACAAGTTCATTGATGAACGGCATTGGTGAGTCACCAACAGGATTGGTAGAAGGCTCTATTGTCATGGGCTTTTTTGCAGACGGGGAAGATGGACAGCAA